ATGTGGGTTTTTGTAGTCGGAAGTCCGACCACTCCCACAGCCTTAACAAGCGTGTTATTCTTAAGGTTGTCACGCGCTGCTTCCCTACTATCAGGGTAAACATTGCATAACTTCTCGAATCCGGCATTGAATGTCTGGTATGTATACTCGGGCCCGGCAGCATTCGCCACCGCAGCTCCGATTTCATCCAACCATTCACCAACTTCGGGAGATTTGAATAACTCTATTATTCCTTTACCATTTAACTCGATACGGGTGTCTGCCATGTGTCACCATATCTTTCAATTAAGACTTTTTTGTTCCACCGTAGCGGAATATTCTCCTCGATGCCTGCTGTCGGGAATCCAATAGTACGATATCGACCTGCAAACGGCTCCGGCAGGATCACATCTGTATCAACCCATGTGTTTTGGTCACCTTTGGGTATCGCCAGAGTGTATTTTGCCTTCTTACCATAAAGGGATAACGTGTTTGCGATCTCATCCGTGCTAGGCTCGCCAACCAAGACATCATTAACGGTTATCTGCGATTCTGTATAGGTCGGTCTATTGAGTGCATCTGTTCCGCTTTCGGTTTTAACTATGAGTGTTATAGAGATCCCGTGCATACTAATTCCTCCACCGGGCTATAAGAGCCTATCTTATCCGCATAACCCAACAACTGCTTGTCGAGCTTTGACAGATATAACTCTCCGACAGATGCGCTCGTTCCCATAGTCCATGACTGTGAGTACCCGAGTGCTGACATCGAGCCTTGTGTTGCTCCAATAGGAACACCGCTTGAGCTACCGTCACCCAGAGCACGAATAACCATCCGGCATGAAACAACCAACTTCTTATCGCTATCTGCATTTACATTGAATGAGTCAATTATCACCGCAGCATCATCGAGCAATGTCGAAGCGAGTGCCTGTTCGTCCTCTGACAATGTTCGACTCATCCGCGCTTGAACATCCTCATATGTTGCGTATGCTGCCATAATTACCTCACTTTTTCTTTGTTGTGGTTTTCTTGGACTTTGTAGCGGTTTTCTCGTCATTCGGAGCCTCGTCAGTAGGTCTTATATGACCTGCGTTCAGATATTCCTCCAAACGGTCCTCCGCTACATACATTTCTGTGTTTGTCCAAGTGTTTATCAGCCTAACCATTAGATAGACGGAACATTGTTGTGTGTGAGCTTGTTGAATACAGAAACATCAGCACGGAATCCAACTTCGATTTCAGCTCTAACAGCAAACATGTTCTCCTGGAACAGGTTGATCGTACTGGTATCTGCCAGAGTAAGAGATGCGTCTGAAGAGTAGTCGATCTTAACACCTTCAACTGTTCCGTACATTGCCTGTGACCAGTCACCAACAACACCAACAACTGCAGGAGAGCCTGAAACGAATGCTCCCTTTGAAAGAGTTGTTTTCTGACCGAGGATCATAGGTATAGCACCTTCAGCTACGTTGTTTACGAACAGAGGTCTGTTCTGTCCATCAAGTGCGCCAAGTAAAATACCACGCATCTGGGGAGAGATAGCGTAACCGTTTGAGATACCACCGTGAAGAGAGATATCTGTATCGGCTGCTACAAGTCCGCCATAAACGCTTGATACAAGGCTCTGTGCCGTTGCGGTTGAGAAGTTATCGAAATCATCACCGGGCTTATCGCCATTACCGAATACTGTTGCATCAAACTTCTGTGCGAGTGCCTTGGGAAGTCTAGCAACCAGAGCATCGTAAAGGCTTGCAAGATCGCGTCTGAACTCGTTTGAGAACGGAACGATAACTGCGAGCTTGTATGCTCTCATAACCTTTGTTGAAAGGCCGGGATTTGAAACAGGCTTTGAGCTTGTCTCACCAACCCATGATGCTGTGGGATCGCTTGTGATTACGTTAATAGAAGTTCCACGTCCAGGAAGCTTGATCTGTCTAGCGAGCTGCATGATAGCAGAGCCTTCCTGTACCTTCTGCATGATCTCCTGTGCTACATCAACGGGGAGATCAACACTTGTTCTGTTAGTGGGTGTGCCAACTAATGCCATTGTTATTTCCTCCTGTTAAGAAAATGCTTCGGAAGCCCATTGATTAAATTGATCGCGTGTTGTGGGCTTACCGATGTTTACTACTTCTCCTGCGTCCTTAACTTCGGGATAAGAGGGATTTGCAAAAGCTCTAATTGCCTGTGCCTGTGCTAAACACTCTTCTTCTGTTGCTCCTGTCAGTAAGTTCGTAGGAATACTTGTTGCCTGACTAACCTTTTCGCGGATAGCCTTGACCTCGTTTTCTGCCTTTAAAGCATTCAATTCGGTCTCAAGGTTTTTTACCTTGTCGTTTGCCTTCTGGAGTTCGGTTTTACTAGCCTCTTCCATCTCGTCAAACTTATCTGCCTTTGCCTTGATTTCATCGAATCCCTCGTACTTCTTTCGCTCTTTGAATAAGCGTTCCTGCACGATCGAATTAACTTCCTCCTGGGTAAAGGTCTTGGTTTCCTGTGTTTCGGCTTCGGGAGCCTTTACAGTCGTTTCTTCCATTTCTGGTCCCTCCTTAAAGGTATTCACGTTATAGTTCGTTGACTTTTATATGAAAAAAGGACCATTGATTTAGGTCCTTGTTTCCGTAGCTTCGGATGAGTTCAACTCTTTCCGTTTTTCGTAAGCATCTGCCTTCTGTTTGAGGATTTCCTCTTTATTTTCTTGGTAATATCGTCTCCGCATAGCGTTTATCTTCTGCTTGGAATTGTCACCCTCCGCAGTTTTGTACTGTTCGTAATATGCGTCAGGATCATATCCGGCTACACCTGATCTCGTATCGAATCTGACCGCGTATGTGCAGTCGCAATTACTATGTATGTGCTCGGCATGTCCGTTTTTCATGGAATCCTTGCTGACATATTGCCAACCATTTCCTGCCAGAGTGATGCAGAATGCGCAAGTGTCTCCTGATGGTACCCATGCGAATTGGGCTTTATCTCTCTTCGCGTTATGGAGTGTAGTATCACATCCGGCCTGCTTTACCAACCTCGAAACAGATCCGCCTATCTCTGATGGATTTTGCGAGGTCTTAAGAGTGCCGTAAATCGACTTTGCAACATCTCCATACTCGGGAAGTGCTGCCAATTCTGCCGGAGCAATTATCGCGCCTTGTAAATCTGCTATAACATCGTACATAGCAGCCGATAACGATGCAGATCCGTTCGCATATTTCTGCACAACATAGTACGCATATTCTACAAGCGCATCCACATCTTTAAGGCCATTCTTGTTTATCCATTCTTCTATCAGAGATCCGCTCGCATAACTCAATTTCGATAACTTATCTATGTAGTTTTGCCATGATTTTTTAGCTATTACCAAGTTCAGCCACCAAACTTAACCCTTGAGCCATACGCTCCTGGGCTTTTATTCGCCTGATGTCGGCTTTACTGAATCCGATCATTTCAGCGAACACATCTGTATTTGCAAATTCAGGTCTAACCGATGCTATCTTAATGGCTGCATCTGCCGTAACTGCCACATTCGGCATAGCAGGGTTTTTGAAGTGTGCTATAACAGCCTTCTGTTCGTCTGTCAGACCTTCTATCGTAGTGTCGTGGGCAATAGCAAGTATCATGTATGCGATATTGCGGAGTGCGTTACCATTTCCAACATTCAACTGTTCTGCCATTCCTACAAGAGTCTGACTCTGTGCGAGAATAGCATCGGATGAGGTCGGGTTAGCATCGTTTATTATGCCCGTATCTGTAACACTTAACCCGGTTGCTGCACTAAACTGTGTTGCAAGTATTCGGATCATTTCAACGTGAGGTGTTATGCTTCCCTGCGTCAACTGACCGAACGTAGGTTTCTCACCAGTCTCGGGATTCGTGGTCGATGCCAGAATAGATCCTACATACTGCTTAAACTTCTGATTTATCAGAGCATCGAATTGATCGTCCGTAACCCCAAGAAGATACTTCTGCGGTGATGTTGCAAACTCTAGTCCGATGGTCGCATTGGCTATTGTTCTGACATAACCCTGAATGAGTCTCCTTATGGGCTCTTTTATTCTTGAACGACCAAAGGGTTTATTGCTTGTAGCGTTCCAGATCAGAGCTTCCATCAACGGCCTACCCATCTTGTGACGGTACTCTGTTGCATACCAGAGTGTGTTATTGCGTCTCAAAACCCAAATTGATGTGTCGGTGTAATAATTTATCAGACTAGGCTGCCAATAAACCTCATCGTTGTCAGGAACACTATCGATAATTGCGAATCCACAAGAGATCCTGCCCTTTTCGCCATCCCACAGAGCCGCTGCCGAGCTCGGAGAGTGAAATCTGATCTTAACTCTCTTCTCGGGATCTGCTGATAATGTTGCAAAGGTGCATCCGTACTTTAATTCGTCCCGGCAAGCCTTCATATATTCTGCTATGAGGTTGTTTTCAACTGCTATCTGATCTAATTCTTCGATATCTTCGCCATTAAGACCGACAAAACCATCAAACATAGACCTTGCAGCCAAAACATCAACTGTTTTTGCACCCCAAGAGCATCCGATCTCGAGTTTTTTCATTCCATCCGGCAATGCAAGACCGAGATTAACCTCATTCAGAGAGATCTTGCCCTCGTAATACTTGTCCTTTTCAACATTCTTTGCCTGATGCGTGTTAAAAACTTCCACCAACTTATTGAGCCTTGCCTGCTCATTTATAGGGAAGTTAGCCACATATCCAATACTCACATTCAACATCATTAGCCTAACCTCATTTTTCGGCTTGGATCGCGTTTACTATTCTTCGCGCCCCATAACGCAAGTGAACAGGCTTCTATCGGTGATGGATTTTCCCCACCAAAGCCCCATCCGCCTCCGATCGGTCTTTTTACCGATGTTGTCGCGGAATCGTTCAGTATTTCCTGCGCTTCATACCAAGTTACGTTCTGTTCGTTTAGTGCGTCCGTCAGAGTTGAGACCGCTGCGATAATATCTTTCACACCGGGCCTAATGACGGAATTCTTATATTTCCAAATGCCGTGTATCTTGTCACACAAAACATCGACACCGTTCCTACCATCTATGACAACACATGATGCGATATCGTACCTGGCATTCAACCAGTCCGCTAACCATTGCGTACCTTGCCCTGTTGATTTCTGCTCGATAAGGGATATCCTTGCAGGTCCACCGTCACTAGGAATCACCGCACCACATAACGCAACTGTTGAACCATCCGCACTAAACTTCACTCCGTAGGCTGTTTTACCTTCAGGTTTCGTTTCAGAGGACTTGCAAGCGTTCCATACGTTCTTGTCTATCGCGTAGTCCTCTTTATGGTCTACTATCGGAGTCCACCAACCAAGTCGCTCTCTGGCAAACATATCAGGAGCCATCTGTTCGCATTCACCTTCGATAGTGGTCTCCATGATACGAGTTCCGAGTGCAGGATTTGTTTCAGCCCACCTGTTCCGATCAGTAACGTTTCCGATCTCTGGCACCGAGAATTCAAACCATGAGGTCTTGTTGGTTGTTCCGGCTAT